TGGCTTTTCACCCACATCGGTATCGAGTGTATCATCCCATTCATATTCGGGATGGTCATCATGGTACTCAAAGACTGGACCAGTCTGTATCCAGTCGCTGTTGGGTTCTCGAACTGCTTCAAAATCTTGAAATAGGGTTTGTTTGGCTCGGACCGGGCCAGTGGGCTGTTGTTGTTTGCTGTGTTGTCGTAGCTGTTCGATCTGTTTGTCTGTGAGGGGTCCATCGTTGGGTGGATAGGCGGATGTGTCGTGGACGAATCCTCCTGTGCCTTGTCGAGCCCATTCAAACTGCTTGTTGGCGGCCAAGATCAGGCACAGGGCCAAGGGATCAAAAACCAACACGATCAAAATGATCACCCAGCGCACTGCACGTTCCAGCACATTGCTGTCAGGATTATCACCGTACAGCAGGGCCGCTATATACTTTATCGGTCCGACCTCCGCTTCCACTTTCCTAACTTCTGCGGCAATAGGTGCCCGCTCCTCGTTGAGAGAGGCGATCCTCTGCTGACTCGCTGTAATGTCCTGAGCGAGGCGAGCACGTTCTTTCTGCTGGCCTCGGCGAATTGCACCGGATCTACTTGCCCCTTCTTCCGAAGTTGAGCGTGCCATAACTTGGTCCACAGCCTCATCCATTTGCTTGAGAGCCTTGCGATCTGCATCTATGTTGTCCTTTTCAGTTTGAATTTTTTCATCGTATATGGCAATCTTGGCTGCGACGTCACCTGATACTAGGCTTTGATCCGAATGAGCTTTTGACAGTAGTCCAAAAATGCCCATGCTGGTCAACAGCATCAAAAAGAACACAGCCGGAATCATGTAGGTCTTGAATACCCAACTGGCTCTAGACCAGTTGTTGTGCAACCATACTGTGGTCACGACCTTGCCCAGTTCCAGGATGGCACCCATGATCATGACCGGTAGCACGGCCGCAGCAAATATGGCCGTGAGTCCCATGATTGAGTAGTAAGCAGCCACAGTACTGAGCAACAATGCGGTGGCGAGAATAACAGATCCAAATATCATGGTGTATTTAACCTTTTTTTATTTCCAGATGCGATGTTTTTCAGCCACCCATTCGCGACCATCGTATTCTTGTATCTGCCACTCAATGTTGGCCGGAATTTGTACTATGGCCAAATCTGCATGTTCGCCATTGGCCGCTGGTCCCATTTCACGCACCACGCTGACTAGTACCGGATCATCGCGTTCAATAGCTTCAATAGCTTGACTGCTCCAATATCGTCCGTTGATCATGATACGTTGCCCTTGTTGAATGGTTGAAGCACGATCTTCACGATCTACTAATGTGTAAACTGTTCCGGTGCGATCTAGATAGGCCAGTTCGGCGGCTCGGCTGAGACCAAACCCTCCATAATTTCCATTTATCACAATGTAGCGTACACCTTTGAGATGTTCGATCAGTTCATCGTGTTCAGGATGTTCTTGATCCATAAACTGGCCGGCCATGTCGCACATGCAACTGAAGCAGGTAGGGCAGAAACTCACTGGCAACATGCCAAAGTGGCCGTCTATGCCACCTTCATCATCGGTGTAGTCACAGTTGCAGACCGAGCACTGGTTCAAAGTCCGATCCATCCTATTTGATACTGTGCAAACAAGGGTTCAATACCAACCTGTTGTGCATACTCGGCCAACAAGCGACCTTTGCCGGCTGGCTTGGCGCCGGATATTATTGTGCGTTCTCCGGATTCCATGATGTGCGTGACTGCAGGACTGTCGTCTGTCACTGTCAGTGTGTTGGGTTTGAGCAAAGGATGTATGGCCGAGAATTCCTTGAGACAGTGTGCAGCACTGGGGAACCAGTAATCCCAATCTAGATCGTAGCTGTCAAGATAGACCAAATTGGGGTGGAGGCCATCGGCAGTACGCACCAGGTGGTCCAGATAACGCACGCTGTCGGCCTGTGCCACTGTGGTTTGATCACCTACCAAAAGCCTACAGGCCACTACCGATTGTTCGCTCAGGTCCACAGTGATCACTTGGCTGTCTGTACCACGTTCGGTCACGTATCTATCAAACAACACAGTGCTTTGTCCATCACCGGCCCAATTACCGGCTGCTCTGGCACACCCGGTTTCTATAATACAAATCGGACCCGATTGCTGATCCAGATATTCAAACATCTGCCTAAATGTGCTGGCTCGATGCGCCAGGTTGGGCTCGGCTTCTTGTTCAAACCAGGTCCAAAATGCATTTTTTTTAACCAAATCAATCTTCCTCTTTGAAATCTACCACGTTGCCATCCGCATCAGCACAAATAATGCGTACACGTTCACCAGACACTGTGTTAGAGATCTCGATCGGGCCCCAGACCCAGCATTCAGTGTCGCTATGGTGCCAAGGATCTTGTTCGCGATCTTCGAGATCCCAGGTACTGTTTTCATCAAGGAATTCCTGGATTTCTTCTTCGGCCTCGTCATCCAGCCCTTCGATTTCCACGTCATACCAACATCCACCGTCGAACATTTCGACAAGATCTACGCTTTCTATGTTGGAGCCTTGGCAGTTGTACATGTCGATGCTGTCTCGTTTGCCATTGCCGCCGGGTACTTCTGTAAATTCGAATTCTGGAGGATTGTCATCAGTGGTTTCCACAGTCCACTCACCGTAACGATAACCGTTGGTGACTGTGATCCGACCATCTCCGTTGTCTTGACTCCAGTGTTCAACTTCTTGGCAGTTTTTTTTATGATAGGTTTTGATAGTCCATGTGGCCATGATTAATTGTCCACGTCCATTGAATTCCACTCTCGGATCACAGCGATCATTTCTTCTTCGGTGCTACACATGATCTTGGCAGTTTTCCAATCTTCTTTCTTGTCTCGGCCGCCGATTTCGACCATGAAGCCGTTGTCATAGCGATTGAGGGTAATTGATTCATTTACCTTGGTCAATTTTGTTAACGTTGATGCCATTTGATTCTCCTATCGGTTAAGGTGTTGCTACCACGCCCACATTGATATTTTGTAAGTGTAGTAAATTTTAGTGTTTCGATCAATTGTTGTTTTTCCTCTACTTTTGTTATGTCACATGCTCACTTTCGTATAAGTTAAATTTTTTGACCAACCAAGATACATCGTTTGGTACGCCTGCCAACTGGAGTATTGAATTCAATTATTTCATTGTAAGTCAGTTTGAAACCAAGCTGTTTCAAACTCTGTTCAATCCATTTGTGATTTGGTATTCCAACAAAGGTAGTTGATTGGGTGTCTTCAAAACCAGAAGTTGGACTGTCAGTATTTTCCATGCGCCAGTTGACGATTGGATACTCTGCAATATCGATCGCATGCTCGATACTGGATTCTAATATCAAGGTCTGTGCTGATGAGTCTGCTATGGTTTTCAACAGTTGGTAATGATTGTTTACATGATATAATATACCACTTAGTAATATGGTATCATGTGCATCGCACAATTTGTAAAATTCTTCAATGTTGTAGATATTTGAGTTTACGAATTCACAATTGGTATAACCGGCCAACTGGACTATTTCTCTTGCAATCGACAGTTCTCTGTCTCTTATGTTTGTACCAGTCACCTGCGCGGCACCGTTGTGCAAACAAAACAAACTCAAATATCCCAAATGGCAGGCCACATCCAACACACGCTTGTTATGTATGTGAGCAATTTGCTGTCCTATGATATGATCAAATCTCAATAGATCTCTATCAGGATAATTCCACTCGTTCCAGGGCGTCCAATCGGCATAGCTGACTTCAGGATTAAAAAACTTATGATAGGCATACTCATAATATTTTTTATCCGGCAACCACGCAAGATTCTGTGTTTGAGTTTTCATTTGATTCTCCTATCGTTGAAGTTGTTGCCACGCCAGCCATTGCGTAAAACTATTATACACTTGTTCAGCTTCACAGTCATCCTGTTCGAGCCTTTGTCCACGTACATAAAAACCTGTTCGAGTGATTCGGAGCATCTCGTCTCCGCCGCAAACGAATGTCACTGTATATTCATCAAATCCATCTCGATCCCCAAAGTTCACAATTTCTCTCCGGCTTCAAATCCTCTGAATCTCACAAATCGAGGAAATCTCAAACTGTAAGAGCCATCTTGATTTTGGGTGACGGCATCTGCTGCCACTTCAACCACTCGACCAAGCAGGTCATCTCGGGCGGTCCAATATTGATCGCGATCAGCGTCGGAAAGACCACTGCCCACATTGACACGAATATTACGATCATCATCTACTCCTTCACATATTATAGCACCCAGGCGTCCACGATTGCGACCGGTACCTTCTTCAAAACCCACTATATTCAAATCCACTGTCATGACCGGTTTCCATTTCATCCAGAATGTCGACCGCTTGCATTCATATGGAGCATTGACATCTTTGATCATGATACCTTCATAACCGGCCGCAACAGCGTCTGTAGCAAACCTGCGCATGACATCGTGTCCTTCGGCTGTGTCTAAATCCACATCCATACCAGGCATGATTCGGACCGACCGGGTAGATTCGAATATTTCTTTTTTTGATTCTAACAGATTGGTGCGTTTGTGTTGTTGAGCGTTCCAATAACCACGTTCAAAATCAGCGATAGGAATCCAGTCAAACACATAGTAGGTCATGTCCTTGGTTTCCACATTGGTTTTACGTTGTGCCTGTTTCATCAAGGCCTGGAAACTTTCGCCCACAATTTCACCATCCAACACTATACCACTGCCATCCAGCTTGCCCAGATGTATGTTCAGCTGTGGTCTGATACTTTCAAGTTCAGCTTCAATCTGTGGAAAATTGTCAAATCTTTTGCCATTGCGGCTGTAGAGATTTATGGTGTTTTTGGTTATCACTGCCAACACACGCACACCATCTAGCTTGCATTCAATTCGCTTGGTGCCGGTCATTTTGCTTTGATGATCGTTTGAATCTGTTGCCAGTTGACAAGTAAATGTAGGAATTTTCCATTCCGTATTACCCAACACCTTGTTCAAGGTCTTTTCTGTGATACCACAGCGCAGGTCCTTGATGATGACCCTACGGCATAGGTTGTTCCATTCTATGCTGTCAAACTGTTCACTCATCGATTCGATAGCGGTCTTGGCATTGTGTCCGGTAAGACTACGAGTGCGTAAACCTTCTAGCATGGCCCAGAACTTGGGCCAAGGATTGGGTCTGTTTTCTAAGCCTTTGGTTTCTAGAACTTTCTTGACACCAAACACATAGTAGGGATTGTAGGCCTGATAGCAGTTGAACAAGAAACATTGGGCATTGGCCGAGCCCAACTGAGCAGCTACCAGGGCCCGTTCAATCACAAGCTCTTTGTGCTTGCGGCTGTCGTTGTCTTCTAGGTCTCTGATCCAGTCTGCGGCCACTTTGATCCTGTTGAATTGTTCTGATCCATAATCTATAGTTGTCATATATTTACTACCAGCTGGAGTTGTAAAATACACGCAGACCTAAAAACAAGTCGGCACGGGCACGCCGTACGAACGCTAGATCTTTTTCACGATAGTAATCGTCACTGTCACTGCCAAAAAAGAATCCAGTGGTGCCAGGTAGCAGATTGTTGGTTACATCATGCTCCAGATTGTCAAGGTCTTCTCTGGTCAGTTCCAGTTCAATACCATTGAAGCTGTCCTCATCAATATTCTGCCCGGATTCTCGACAGCGGTGATACCAAAGCCGTTCCATCCAGCCATGTAGATTAGGATGCTTGCGCCAGTAGGCTATTTCTACAGGTTGAGATACCACTGTACTGGTAAACTCTTTATCATCCTGCAATTCGGCTGACTGCCAAAATTCTGTGTATTGCCCAGCACGAGCGGAACTGTAAGCATACATGTCTAATCCCATTATTTCAGTCCTCGTATGTGATTGATAATTTGGTTTGCTTCTGGGTAGCCCAGGAAGCCTTTGTCCTCCAGGGCCTCTTCGATCATGTCGGCTTGTATGTCATGTAACCCACCTACCCACGACATGATCTGATCTGGGGTCAAAGTGTACTTGACCAAGTTGATTCGTTTATTGAATTCCATTATTCAATCTCCTCTTTCTTTGTACAGAAATTTACAAATTCTTTGACATTGCCGTCAAAGATATAGTCGTTCTTGTCGCTCATGATGAGCCCAAACATATTACAGCCTTTATTTCCCACCACTACGCGGAATGTATCTTGTTGCTGGTAGATGTGATACTCATAGTCCTGTCCGCAGTCTTTGGCAGTAACTGGATAAAGATAGAACTGACCTGGTCCGTCTTTAAAGTTAGCTACCAACTGAGCTGCCAAACACGACATACCATTGCTCTTGACCGTTGATAAGAATTCAGCCAGCTCTGCGCCGTGTCCTGTAGGATAACCGTCATACTGACGATAAAGATTTATGATCGGCTGTGGTTCGTCGCCGGGATTAAATGCTTCTTCATACACAAAAGTAAGTGATCTTGTTCCCATGTTGTTCTCCTATTAGAAATGTGGGTCCATGTAGTCGTGTTTGCCCGGAATCAAATAACAGTACTTGCAACCGGTCTGCGTGTAATAAACACGACCATTTTTGTCCTCTTTGCGAGTGTATCGACGACCGGAATCGGTGAAAATAAATCGCTTGGTCATACGAGTAATTTTACCATCGTAATAGCGATCGCCACCGATACCGTGGCTAACATCATCGCCCACTTTGTATTGTACTGTTGTCATTTCAGCTCCTTGTTATCGACTATACTACTATTATAACAAACGGGTCATTTTGGGTCAACCGTTTTTAGGCCAGCTGTGCCAGGGTTTTATCGGCATTTTCACGGGCACGCATCAGGGCAAATTGCACTTTTTTCTCAAGGAAACTGGTGAAAGAACTGTATGATCTCATACCGTTGGCCTGTAATTCGAACTTGATTTCGCAGTAATTTTCGTACATGCGCTCGCGATCTGCGTCGCTTACAATACCCAAGGTATTCATCAATTGGGTTTGTTTTGCATTAAACATTTGGGCTCCTTAAAAATTTAACTATACTACTATTATAACCGAAATGGCATTTTTGGTCAACCAAAACGTAATTGGGTATGCCTGCCCGGATCGGAGTATGCTTTAAGGCCTTGAATTATAAACTCTAACTCTAGTAGAGCTTCCTCTTCAGTGTCAAATCCCACTGTGTCGTGGCCGTTGACATAGCACTTGACATAGTATCGACCATTGCCTGGGCTGGCTTCTGAGTCTATACCCACTTCGCCCCAACCTTCAATTTGTTTAGTCATTTGGTCCATGTTTGACTCCGTTCGTTTACTATACTACTATTATAACCGAACGGGCGTTTTTGGTCAACCAAAATTGACCCCGTCGAACAGGGCTTGAAAAGTGTTGTTTTTATACAACGACTATATTTGCGGCTTGTTGAGCTGTGTAGGTGCTGGGTATAAGATTGGCCTGTAGTGGAGGCGGATTTGGATCTGCCGGAATTGGACCATTGGTGGTGATTCCCACTGATTGCAAACCAATCTGATTGCGACCTTCTCGCATGGCAGCTATCACGGCTTGACCGGTAAATGTGGTCAGATCGCCCACACCTTCGATCAGCTGTGCTTGACCACCCACCTGTGTATCATTTCCATACGAGTTCATGTTGAACACAAAGCTGTACATGGAACTGGTACTGTTGGGCACCAGATTGGCAAAATTCAGTCCGGCTTGCGCCTGCAACTGTTTTTCCAAGGTCAACTGAGTAGCCATGTTGTTCCAGTCGGTATTCATGGCCGAAGTCTGCGTGGGATATCGCACGATCAGGTCAGCAATCTCGGCCTGGGCCAAGGGTATCAGAGCCTGTATGGCCAAGTCTTGGCTGGCATAGGTTCCGGCAGCCGGATAGCCTGCCGGGATAGTGGTGGTCGTGACGGTTGGACTCAACGGTTCGAATGTGGTCCAAATGCCCGATGCCACCTGCGCCATGGTATAATAGATCGTGGTCAGACTGGCAAGATCCATGGTCGAGAATCTAGATATGGTATTGCCCAGAGCCGGGGCACTGACAAATCCGCTGGCGGTGCCCAGAACATCACAGATCACGATACTGTTTCCTGTTCCTGTTCCAACAGCCACGTTGCTGGTAAAATAATTGGCCACCGCAGGCGGTACTGCCACAGTCAGGGCCGAAATTAACGGCAAGTCTCGAGTGGTCTCTTGGCCGCTGACCACAGTGGCCAAGCTGGGCAAGGTCATGGTCGTGATGCCGGCGATCTGGTTCAGACTCACACTGATGGCCTTGCAGGCCAGAGCCTGGTCGGCTGGTACTATCTGGCTGAGTCTATCGTAGGGTATCATGCGAGGCTGTTTATTATGTAGGATGGCAATTCGTTGATCAGGGCCCGATCCACGCTGGCAGTGCTGTTGACATAGATGGGTCGTGGCTGGCCCTTGGCCGGGACAGTGAGACTGGCATAGCTGTTGGGGAACAACTTGATCGGATTCAGTAGATCAGCCATGGTCGTGATACCCAAAGTGGTCACTTTTAACACACTCAGTATCTGTGCTAGGTCGTTGCCGGTGATCTGTTGCATGGCAGTGTACATGAGGCGTTGTATGCTGTCAGTGACACTGATTGTGGGGTCAACAAGACCAAGTACCACGTTGACTGGTATACCCACTGCCACAAACATGATACTGACACTGGGTATGGCGCCAGTCACACTGTATATCTGTTGTATCAGACCCAGCGGACTGCCAAAATTGCCCAGATCGTTCAAGTTAATCAAGTCTCCCAGATTGGCCAGATCCTGACCAAAAGCCTGAGTGGCCAAGTTCACTGTGGTGATATCACCCGTGATGGTATTGTTCATGCTGGTAAATGTGTTGCCCAGATAGGTCTGGCTATTGATGGCCGAATTGACAAAGATCGCAGTCAGATCCACATAGCTTTGTGCCTGGCTCAGGGCCTGTGCAAATTTGGTAAGATCCCCTTGACCCATGTACAATGTAGCTGTGTTGCTCAGCAGTCCAGTAAACAAGGTGGTATCCACGGTCAGAGTGGTGTAGCCGGTGGGCAAGCTGTCAGCCAAGGCCGGACAGGTGTTGCTGGCCAGGCTCTCGAGACTTTGTATGGTCACATTGGAAAGATTGGCCAAGGTCGAATTGGCCAAGGTACTCAGCAGATTGCCGATTGGATCGGTGCTGTTGTAGGTGCCAATGGCCGTGGTCAGGGCCGCATTGGCTGCAAGGCCTGTGTTTTGCAACAGACCGGCTGCGGCATCCAGTTGCAGTGCAGTCAGGTAAGTGACAGTCAATTTACAATCCTGCTATGACGGTGAAGGCCCCAGTCACACGCGGATGGCCGCAGGTGTCAATAGTGCCAGCTGTGGTTATGGGACGGAATCCGGCCAAGATGGTAGGACTGTTGGTAGTGGTCACGGCTGCACAGTGCAGTGCACCGCCCGGGTGGCCGCAAGGAGGATGTGGACTGACCAAACTGCCCACAGTGGCTATGGGCCTAAAATTGACCAACACAGTGGGCTCGCCGGTTAGAATCACTCCTCCGCCCACATCAGCATCACCCACACGTTGTACAAAGCCTGGCATGTTATCCCATCAAGATCTTGTTGCGCACTGGCTTGATGCCAGTGGTGGCTTCTAGATAGCTGTCGCATACTTCTTGCCTGGCCACAGCATACAGTGCCACCTGTGATTTATTTATAGTGACTGGTTCGTCGGGGCCGACTGTGAATAAACTGTTGACCATGTTGATTCCTTCACGTCCGGGAATTACCGTGAGCGGTCTGATCACGGTGTACGTGTCCACATCTTCAGCGACCACCTTGGCCACTATTTCGTCACCGTTGGCTATCTTGATGGTGTAAACTTGATCTAGAGTAAGCATGCTATCCTTGTAAAAGTTGTCGAAGTTCGTTAAATCCACCTACTAATTTATCGTCTAGAAAAATCTGTGGCACAGTTCTGGCAGAGGGCACAGCAGCCATGAGGTCCTCGCGGTCCCATCCTTGGTTGATGTTTCTTTCTTCGTATTCGATACCTTTGAGTTTCAGCAAGTTTTTGGCCTGATCACAATAGGGGCAGTGATTCTTTGACCATACGATGGCTTTCATTTTTGTTCTCCTTTGAGTTATTATAGCGCAGGTAATGCGTCGTAATCTAGAACATCACTCATGACTCCGATCACATAGTTGGTGCTTTCTGACTCTTGCAACGCTGTCTGTTTGTTTGATGTGTTCACATGCTTGTTGAACCATGGCACCGGCGTAGTACGCGGTGCCGGTGAGCGATACTTGATACCAATTTCTTTTAGCGCACCCACAGCAATGAAATCTACAAAATCTTTCAGTATGTTGGCATTGAGACCAATTACTGGTCCTTTCTGGAACAGATAGTCGGCCCAGGCCTTTTCTTCTCGTATCACGTCTGCGTACATGGCATAAACTTCTTCCTCGCAGTCGATGCGTGCTTGTGCAAATCTGGGATCTTCTTTGACCACTTGGTTGATGATCCAAGCTGTCCAGTCCTTGTGCAGGATCTCATCCTGTAGGATCAAGCTGATGATGTTGCCGTTGCCAATAAAGATGCGATTCTCCACCATGGCCAAGCTGGTAGCAAAGCTAACCATGAATCTGAATGCTTCCAGCCCGTAACTGGCATTGAGTGCCAACCAGATAGCACGGATGTGTTCCTGTTCGTCTACGTCGAGCTCTATTTCTTTGTTGCTGTTCAGTCGGTGCAAGCGATCATAGTAAGTTCCGATGTTGGATGCCATGCCCACTATCTCTTCGATGTCGTGTATTCTATTGAACTCGTCCTTGGGCACATTGTAGATGTTGCGAATGATATGACTGTAGCTGCGACTGTGAATGTTTGTTTCCATAAACGACCACACCATCACCAGTGCTTCGAGTTCAGGAATGGAACATACAGGACTGAACACTTGCACTGGACCACGACCTTGCAAACTATCTAAAGCAGTCTGTCGCAATAAATTACTTGTAAAGATATGACGAACTGTGTCACTTGCCTCTTTAAAGTCGTTAGCATCTTTGGTTAACGATACTTCTTCAGGTACCCAAAAGAACCCTCTTTGTTCCTGCTCAAACTTACCAAGTTTTTGATATTTAATTTCTTCAAACCGTTGTATTGTGACAGGTCCAGCAGGATCGAGGAACATTTTCCTGCGTGTATAATCTGTTTTTGTTGATAAATCATATTGCGCTCGTGACATATTTTTCCTTACAGTTGTCAAAGTGCCAACGACTCATTGATAAGAATCCGCCTTCTTTTTTACAATGCGGACATACTTTATTAGCTCGCGGCTTTAATTTCATTGATGCTTTAGTTTTGTTTTTTGATTCTTCTTTGTGTTTAGCAGGTCCATTACCGCCATTAGCCCGTTGTGCTTTACTTATTATTAGATTAGTGTAAATCTGTTGATAGTTCATAGTTTACAGGCCA